CACCATGTACACCATTGTTCTTTTCCCAGAGCATAGAATGATCTGTTGGGGACCCAGTAACTATAAAGCCGCCACCATCAGCATAATCTTCACTAGGAGTACTGTCACTAGATTTAGCCAGCGTAATAACTCGGTCTTCAACAGTAAGATTTGTAGTTTCAATGGTTGTAGTTGCACCTTTTACCGTTAACTCACCACTTATATACACATCTCCTGACACATCTAAAGTTGCAACAGGATTGGATTTAAAAATTCCTATGCGTCTATCTGTGGCTCTGATTGTAAAAGCATCTTCTAAACCAACACCTGTTTTGGTTTTAATCTTAAAATCTTGTCCTGTATTGTTGCTGATAATTTCTAGTAGTGTAAGACTAGTTCTAATTTCATTATTTTGATTGGCCCCGATAATTAATGGTGTGCTGTTCTGGATTGTAACTGTACCTACTGTACTAGTATTTTCTTCAGTAAGCATAAAACTACTAACAGTTTTTAAAAGACCGCTAGGAGCTACTAGGCTATCAGCCGAACTCGCTGTAATATAAAATTTTTGTCCGGTCAATGTACCAGGATTAAAACCCCTGCGTATCGTACCACTGTATCCAGGAATAGGGTTTAGAGGGGTGTATGTAGTATCTTTGCTAAAAATACCAAGTAAACTGGCATTTACCCACAATTTTACCGCTACGTGTTCAAGTAATACATTATCAACTACCGTAACAACTTCAAAACCGCTTTTTCCTTGTGTATCTTTATAGATTGGACCTGCAAGTGTAAGATCTGTTCCGTCGAAAAAATACAATTGTTTGCTAATACTATCAATCCAAAAGTCACCTTGCACAAAAGAAGTTGGTTGTGTTCCCGACACAATTGGTCCACTACCTATGGCAAAACTTGTACCGTTGTAAACTTTCAATCTTCCATTGGCTGCGTCGTACCAGATTTGACCTGGTATTGGATTATTAGGTTGCGTAGTACTTGCAAAATTTTCTAAAATTTTGATAAAATTTTCATTTATATACTCGCCGTAACCGCTAACGTTTTTACCTATAAGAGTAATATCAGTTGAAGTTTGGTCTATGGCAGAATCTGCTACCTGTGCCAATAATGAACCATCTGTTTTGTTTATGTTATACGTCATTTTATGTACCAGTGTATATGATGTAATTTACAGTTAAGTAAGGATTCATAATGCTAAATGCTACACCTAAACTTCCAGCAGTGTCAATTCCTCCGCTAGTAGGTAGATACTGACCTGTACCTGCTGCGGTTGGTCCCTGGCCAGAAATAAAGTTTGTGTCAGGAATAGCCGTTGCAGAATTTCTAAATGCATAAAACTGTGTTCCAGCATTGGCTCGCATGTCGTGTTCGTGGTCTGGAATATTTGACAAACTTAATGCACGCTCACTAGTACCTGATCCAGATCCTAGCGTATCTGCGGATACGTCAGTTACTCTATCTGCATTGCCGCCGCCTGCATCAATTAGTGTGGTTGGATCTCCTATATCTGGCACTGTAGTGCCATTATCCATATTATCTCGACCCAGCGCAAAGCGGCCGCGTAAGTCTGGTAGTGCAAATGTAGCACTACCAATAAGCAAAGAAGTGGGTTTAAAACTGTAACCAACGACTGCAAACAATTCTGGGTAATCGCCTATTCTCACCTCACTACCATCACATAGCAAGTATCCTGCAGGTGGTGTAGATCCGCCGTAGGACAAAATTGTGCCTATTGGCATGGTTGCTACATTTGAAAAAATAGTGCTTTTTGCTGTTTTTCTTAATCCAATACCTGGCCTATTAATTAAAAACTCATCATTATTTTGACTGTCAACAACTGCGGTTTTAGTGGTCACAAAATCTTGACTGATAGTTGTGGTAAAGATTGCTGTGCCGGTTCCGCTCTGTCCGTCAAAACTTACAGAGTTACTGCTTACTTCGCCTGTAAGAGAAAATACTGTTGGACTTGATAGTTTACTAGCAGACCCTGTGACATTACCTGTCACACTGCCGGTTAAATTACCTACAAATTCTTGTGCTAACACTTGATCTGAGTATACTCTACGCCAAGCCTTGCCGCCTACAGATGTAGGATCAGTTCCTAAATCATATGTTCCGTCGCTGTCTGGTACAATATTGTAAGTGGTACTGGTATTTTTAACACTAAATGTTCCACCTACATTTAAATTTTTCGTGATTGCTGCGCCGCCAGAAGTTCTAAAACTTCCGGTAACTAGGTTAGAACTATCTACAGTTCCAGTAATAATTAGGTTGCCGTCAGTTTTGATATTCCCAGATACATCCAGTGCTTCTGCTGGGGCTGTATTGTTGATACCAACTGCTCTTGTAGAGTCAATTCTGAGCACTGTAGATGTTGTGCCACCGCTGACTGTTTTAAAATCAAATGCACTACCATTTGTTTTATTATTAAAAGTTGGAATATTGTTATCAATAGTAACACTAAGTTCGCCACTGGACCCAACAGTTAGGCCGCTAGCATTTCTAACGTTGAATTGAAAATTAGTTGTACTAGCAGTGTCACTGCGTAAAAAATTACTTGCTGATACAGCGTTACCGCCTATAACTAACGCATCTGCTTTTTCACTAGTTCCCCAAAATTTATTTGATTCGGTGTTGTTGTTGAAATTCTTTGTAGAAAGATTTATACCTTGTTTCAGTTGCGTAAATCCAGCAATGGTAGCCTTAGGAATAAAACTATCTTTAGATAAGATAGCAACTTTTTCATCGCTCACAAATAAATTTAAAACATTATGACTGACGTTTGTAGTATCAACAACAGTTTCTACTTCAGCACCTGTTCGTAAACCGCTACTAAACTGAGGTCCAACTAATATCCAGTTACTGCCGGTAAACAAATATAATTGTTGATTGTCAGTATCTGCCCATAAGTCGCCTAAATTACTGTTTGCTACTGCTGGGGCAGAGTTAGATTTCTTGATGCTGCCAGCCGGTGCCCATGTTGTACCGTCGTAGACTTTTAACTGAGTCACGCCAGCACTGTTATCATACCATAACTGGCCTTCTACCGGATTGGCTGGGGCTGTATTTTTAGCAAAATTTTCAAGTATATGTAAGAAATTTTCAGCAATAATTTGAGCATACCCAACGTAATTTTTACCAACGAAGGTTACTGGTAACTGTTGATTTAATGTACCATCTTCAACAGTGATATCTGGTTTTTGTACGTTACCGGTTTCAGTATATTTTATTGTATAACTCATTATACTACCTCATTAAAACCAGTTAGACTTTGAATTCTAACAGTATAATCAATTTGAATTAATCTGTTAAGACTTTTTTGTACTGGATGAAAAATTACATGAGTTAATAATTTACTTTGTCCTGTAGTGCTGTAAGATTTCAACCCTAACTCATCAAAGACAAAAGATCCATTAGTGTCGTTGGCTGTGTCTAGAGCATCTTGTCCGTTTGGTTCACCATAATCTAATAAACATGTAACAAAAACGTCAGTATAATTAGTACCAGTAACGTGTCGTGTTTCTATTTTATTTCTTGTTGGATCTGTATTCGTAACTGCGCGGTCATCAACAACTTTGCTGTAAGTTTCATTATAAAGAGCAGCATTTGTTCCTACACTGTTTGGTGTAAGATAAGTTATAATACCGGTTGGATCAACTGATGTGCCACCATTACCAAATGCCATTTCATAAATAAATCCTTGTCCTGAGTTGGCTAAACTTTCTGCCATAGCAATACTCATATTTTCATAATGAATGGCATTGCGTTTATTGATAGCAATTTCACCAGATTCTGGGTACCATATTTTTATATGCCCTTCGATACTATATCCGTAAAAATCTCTGTTAAACATGTTGTGCTCTCATATTAGTATATTTATAGTGGCCAAATCCCTGGTGCTGCCTTTATAAAACTAGCGATATTGTTGTCACTATCAACTAAACTTGTATTTGGATCATTCCACAGTTTTCCTATCTTTTTCACTACTACAACCTTGGTATCATCAGGAGGCGGATTAGTTAATCTTACTGCTGTAGAATTGTTAGTCACGCTGAATTCTGCTTCGTATTCTATATCCCCTTCTGGACTTTCAGGGTGTACTGTAATATCGTGTAATTGATATGGTGTCTTTTTCAGTCTGCGACCTGCAACAAATACTTCAATCTCATCACACTGTCCAAAAGTATCAGGTATACTAGACCTAAACCACTCAATGTATTGGGTGCTACCGTCATCAACAGTGCCTGCTGTGACTTCAGGGGTATAATTTAAGTAGAATATATTACTGCTATCAACAGCAACAAACGTTTCAGTTACGTATTCGTCTTTATACGGTATTGTTTCGCTGCTGCCAATATTTAGAACTTTAGTTCCTGATCTGTGAATAGTAGGAGCACCTGTGCCTAAAGTAGCCCTACGCAGTCTACTTAGTGTGTTTCCTGTTTTATAAAAATATTCAATGCGTTCTCCATTGATGTATATAACTCCTGGGAGGTTACTTTCTGCATTAGGATCGTCTAAAACACTAGCGTCATCAACTGTGAGACTAACATCAAACTGTCCTAGATCGTCAACTATGAATGTTTGTTTATCTTTATTTAAACGTTTATAAATTGTTCTGTTTAACATGTCTTTAAATTGCATAAATCCATATTGTTCAGTGACTATATTTGGATTAAATCCAATTATACTGATTGCATCTGTTTCATTTACATTTGCAATTTCAATTGTCTGTTTATCTTCTAGTAATCTCCAATCGATACTGTGACTTAGTAATGTTCCATTTTTAATCACCCATACGTAATCATCCGATAGTGTTACTCTGTCTAATGTAAATAAACCTCTCTGCTTGCGCCTAAAAGTAAAATAATCAACTGTGCCAGATGTAAGTGTTATGGCAGGCGTAATAACTTCTTCTTTTCTTTGTATATCTAATAAGTCATGATTGAAGAATGACGTAATTTCTACTGTAGTTCCAATTGGCCACAAAGTTGAATCAGTGTTTACTAATTCAAAAATATTACCCGTGATATTGTATTCAGCATTGACGTCAACTATAACTGCGAGTTTGCCGCCTTCAATATACTGACCAGCAGTCAATTCAACCTTAACATCAGAAAAATCAAATATGTAATCACTACCAACACTTAATCTTACACCATTGAGATAAACTTTTAAATTAGAAGGCGTAAAACTATACGGTGCATATTTGTGCTGCGGTAAAAAGTACTCAAGATCGTCATTTGACAAAGTAAAATATTCTGCACTAGGTGCTCTTAAAATCCTTTGTCCTACTCTGACAATAATATTACTTTCATACATTTCAGTGTAGCCTAACTGATTTGTTAACTCATAGGCTAAACTTGACCCGTCAGTTGTTATTTCTTCTTTTTTAACAATACTAGTTTTTGTAAATTCTGTTGAATCATCTGCTATGAATTGTTTTTGTATTAGA